AGGGCTGAGACCATGTTTTTGACGAAGAGGCGGTTTCCGCCGTTGTAACCAATAATTTTTGCTGCTTCCTGTAATGTCATCTCAATCTCCATTTAAATTAATAATAGCCCCAAAACTGTGCGCCAGCCGTTGACTCGCTCCGATACTCATCCAAGTTCTTTAAACCTTTAGAAAGTTTTTTAATCGCTCCCAAAAGCGTTTTTGCGTTTCCCATTTGCTCAATAATTTCTTGATCGCTGTAGCATTCGACCAGATAATCCCAACCGTCTTTGCCGTAATTTTTTCCGGCGTATTCTTTGATCTGCCGGATCAATTCTGCCTGTTCCATATCAATCTCCATAAGGTAAAGGGGGTGGGGCCGAAGCCCCGTTACGGTGTCCAGCCATTTTCATTAGCAACAGGGCCAACATAATTGCCTTTGCTGTCGTAATTTTGAATATTGGGATATTCTTCAAGAAACAGCTCAATATCAATTTCCGCTTGACTGGAAATGTTAATGTCTGTCGAATTAAGGCGATCCAATAATTGATCATATTGAGCAACCAAAGCAATGGTCATTTGAATTTGAAGGTTAGACATTTTTAATCTCCATAAGGTAAAGGGGGTGGGGCCGAAGCCCCGTTAAGCTGCCTTTTCGATGGCAATGTTAAATTCGCCGCAACAGTTGTAGACATTGAAACCGACAAACTTGTCGTCTTCGTAAGCCGTGCAGGAATCGCCACCAAACACAAACCAAACGCCTTGAAGCCCGAAATTGTTTTTGCAGGGATTGTAAGCAGGTTGGGCTTGCTTAAAGCTTGATCCTTCAATTGGCATCACACAGTCAACCATACCGTCAAAGCTTGATTTGGCCTTAACGAAAAGCTTGCCTTCATTCTTTTTCATAAAGCTCTTAACGGTTGCGAGGGTTATTCTAGCCATTTCTCAATCTCCTTATGTTTGTTTCAAATCAACCTTACAAAAATAAGATAGTGCAGGTTCTGCACAGTGTCAACAGGGTATTTGAATTTTTTTAATTAGTTTTTCTAAATTTTTTCTGCTGTCAGCTTCTAAATTCTGGCCAGCTCCGTAGCAACGCCATCCTGAAGCATCGTTAACAATGCGAAGTTTTGGAAAACCTTCGACGCCATATTGTGCGCGTGAATAGCCAAAAATTGGATGCCAATCACTTGCTTTAATTTTAACGATCTTTGTCATTCTTCCACCTCGTAGTTTGCGGCCACTAAAGCAGCAAGAATGATTTCTGCAGCCTCGCGAGTGATGGCATGGGCGACATCGACGCATCCGTCGAATACGATGTGGTAAGGGTGAGTGCCTTTATCCTTTTTTATAATTTCGTATTTCATGTTTAATTTCCTTATGCCTTAGCTGAAAAGTATTGGATCAATTTCCGCTTTGATGGTTCGACAGCCCATGATTGGATAAATTTTCCATCCGTGAAATAAGCTTTTGAACGGCTCCATTGGTCAGCTTCTAAATATTCGAAACCGTTGATTTCTTCATCAAGAGCTTTACGAACGGTGGAGGCATTGGTCTTCATCGCAGAGGCAATTGCTGAGATAAAAATGTGTTCACCAGTCGCAATATAGGTTTCCAAAACATACTGCCTAATTGCTTCGCTCTTTGTCATCTCAATCTCCTTATCAATCAACCTTACAAAAATAAGATAGTGCAGGTTCTGCACACTGTCAACACATAAAATAGAAAAAAATGCACTTTTTTAAAATTATTTTTGTGCTAATGTAATACCGGCAATCGTGCCATAAAATCGAGGGAAATGCTTATGTCTAACTCTGAACTGCTATCTATTGTCGAACGTATTGAAACGCTGGAAGAAGAAAAGCGCCAAGCGGCTGAATCAATTACCGAAGTTTATAAAGAGGCAAAGTCAAATGGATTTGACGTCAAGATCCTACGCAAAGTCGTTGCAGCTCGTAAAAAGTCTGAGGTCGAACGAGCGCAAGAGCAAGCCATCATGGATACATACCTACACGCGCTCGGGATGCTCGCCGATACGCCTCTCGGTCAGGCTGCGCTACGCAAGGCTGGTCATGCGCCGGCTCATAAGCCGGACTTTTAATCCGGTTCATTAAATGTTATTTAAGCGGGGCGGCAAAAGTCGCCTCGTTTTTTAGGTGCGTTATGGCTAAAACTGAAAAAACCGACAAAATTCACGGTTCGTCAACGTATTCCGAGGAAATTGTTGAAAAAATCTGCAATTTGATTGCGGATGGTCATGCTTTGCATCAAATTTCGGACATCGAAGGGATGCCAAAAAAGACCGCGATCTATTCGTGGCTTGAAAAATACCCTACTTTTGCGGAGAAATACGCGCGCGCACGCGAGAAACAAGCCGACCTTTTTGCGGCGCAGATCGTGACAATTGCGGACAACGCGACCGACGCCAACATCGCACGGTTGCAAATGGATGCTCGTAAGTGGGCGGCATCAAAAATGGCTCCTAAGAAGTATGGCGACCGGACGATGACCGAAGTCACCGGCGCTGACGGTGGCGCAATTAAGACCGAAGGAACGTCGAAGCTCGATTGGCGGTCGTTGGATCCCGACCAGCGTGATGCGCTCCGTCAGGCGCTGCTTGCGGCCAAGGGATCGGCCACCTAATGGCATTAGTCGACATTGGCGGGCAGCTCATCGACTTAGATCAAGAGCTGATCGAAAGCGACCGGATCGAGTGCGAGGCGTCGCTGGCCGAGTTCGTGAAGCTGTCGTGGGAACAGGTTGAACCAGGGCAACAATACACGCACGGTTGGCATATCGATTTCATTGCCGAGCATCTCGAAGCGATGGTCGACGGGCAGGAGGTCGACGGCAAGCCGTACAATCGTTTGTTGGTCAACGTACCGCCAGGCACGATGAAGTCGCTCCTGATTGGCGTCTTTATGCCGGCTTGGGTTTGGGGGCCGTGCAATATGCCGTCGACGCGCTTTCTTTGCGCCTCGCACAGTCAAGAGCTTGCCGTCCGTGATAATATGCGTATGCGGCGCCTCATTACGTCCGAGTGGTATCAGGAGCGTTGGCCTCACGTTAAGTTGACGGCCGATCAGAATCAGAAGACCAAGTTTGAAAACACCGCTACCGGCTGGCGACAAGCGACGTCTGCCGGATCCATCACCGGCGCTCGTGCCGATTTCGTCATCATCGACGACGCGCACAGCGTCGAAGGCGCTAACTCCGACCAGCAACGCCAAACGACGGTCGATTGGTTTCTTGAAGCTGTTCCTACCCGCGTCAACAACCCCGACCGAAGCTCGATCATCGTGGTCATGCAGCGGCTCCATCAAGGCGACATTTCAGGCGAGATCCTCGACCGTCAGCTTGGCTACGATCACATTATGCTTCCGATGCTTTACGATCCGTTGCGGGATCTGCCGACGAAGCTCGGCTACAGCGACATCAGAACCCAGCCTGGCGAGCTGCTGTTTCCTGATCGGTTTCCGAAGGACGTTGTGGACCGCGACCGCAAGATCATAGGCGAATATGCTTTCGCCGGTCAGATGCAGCAGGAGCCAGCTCCTCGCGGTGGCGGCATTATCCGATCTGAAACGTGGCTCAAGTGGGAAGGCGAGAAGGATCAATTCCCTGAGTTTGACTACATCCTCGCCTCGCTTGATACGGCGTACACGGAAAAGGCGGAGGGCGATTACTCGGCCATTACGGTTTGGGGCGTCTTCAGCTTTGATTCGGTCAGTCAGGCCAACAAGCTCTTCGGGCCGGACGGTCGGACCATCCAGATTGAGCGCACGTTTGGCGAGCTGCTGCCGAAAGTTATGATGATTGACGCATGGCAGGAGAAGTTATCGCTCCACGATCTGGTCAACAAGGTGGCCTTGACCTGCCGGCTGCGGAAGGTGGACAAGCTTTTAATCGAGTCGACAGCGGCAGGAATATCGGTTAGCCAAGAGCTTCGGCGTCTCTACAGCCATGAGAATTTTGCGGTCCAGCTTCAGCCGGTCGGCCGCTTCGACAAGACGGCTCGCTTGTATTCGGTCCAGCATCTGTTCGACGAGGGCATGATCTACGCACCGGATAAGGACTGGGCCGATATCGTGATCCAGCAGGTTTCGGTTTTTCCGAAGGGCAAGCACGACGATCTGGTCGATACGGTCAGTCAGGCGCTTCGTCATCTGCGTGACTTGGGGATGATGCAAAGAGCACCGGAAAGGATTGCGGAGCTCGATGAAATTAAGCGTCTGCCGACGAAGGAACCTGCTCCGTTGTATCCTGCTTGATTTGCTGTTATTTCTACTGTTCTAACTTGGAAAGTACGCCATGCCATTAGTCCCTGGTCTTGTTCCCAATATCCGCCAAGCTGCACCGGAAGATCCCGATCAGCCTGAAAGCGCCGATATTATCGTTGAAATGGCGGATGAAGGCGGAGATATGCCTGAGATCGACCAGAATGGTGCGATTTTAAGGATCGAGCACGACGACGGATCTGTAACGGTTAGCCTTGACGGCCGACCATTGGGGCAAGCCGGCGAGGGCAAGAAGACAGGTTGGTTTGATAATTTAGTTGATGAAATTACTGACGACGAACTATCCAGAATATCCGAGGAATTGTTGCGTGGCATTAGAGAAGACATCCAAAGCCGACAGGAATGGATCGAGGATCGAACCCAAGGTCTCAAGCTGTTGGGCCTCAAGATCGAAGTGCCAGGACTTGCCGGTGCAGCCGACGGCGCACCCGTTGAGGGTATGTCTCGCGTTCGGCACCCGCTCTTGCTCGAGGCAGTGTTACGATTCCAAGCCAACGCTCGGTCAGAGCTATTGCCCACGGATGGCCCAGTAAAGATCCGCGACGACAACAACAACGCCAATCTTCAAGAAGATCAGGATGCTAATGCTCTCGAAGAGGATATGAATCATTACCTAACAGCGGTGGCTACAGAGTATTACCCCGACACCGACCGGATGCTGCTGATGCTTGGCTTTGGCGGCACGGCGTTTAAAAAGGGCTATTTCTGCCCACTACGCAACCGGCCGGTGATTGAGTCGGTCGATGCCGACGATCTGATCGTCAACAACGAGGCGACGGATCTTCGTAACGCCAAGCGGGTAACGCACCGGTCTATGATGCGGCCGAGTGTGGTCAAGCGGTTACAGATCCTTGGCGTTTACCGCGACATTGACTTGCCGGCGCCAAGCGAAATTAAGTTTGATTCGGTTCAATTGGAGAAAAAGTCGCAACAGGGCATTTCCGCGACGACGAATAACCCAGAAGACCGTGACCGTGAAATCTACGAGTGCTATTGCGAGCTCGATATAAAGGGCTTTGAGCACAAGTACAAAGGCAAGGAGAGCGGTCTTGAAATACCGTACCGAGTTACCATCGATGTCTCAAGCAAGCAGATCCTTTCAATCGTCCGTAACTTTGACGAAGACGACGCCGAGCTGCCCGAAGCCCGTGTCAACTTTATTAAATACACGTTCGTACCGGGGTTGGGCTTTTATGACATTGGTCTCCTGCACATCTTAGGCAACACGACCAACGCGCTGACGGCGGCGTGGCGTGAGATGCTTGACGCTGGTATGTATGCCAACTTCCCTGGCTTTCTCATGGCCGACACCGGCGCTCGTCAGAATACCAATATTTTCCGCGTTCCGCCTGGAGGTGGCGCATTGGTAAAAACCGGCGGTATGCCGATCAATCAAGCCATTATGCCGCTTCCTTACAAGGACGTTGGCGGTGGGCTGATGAATTTGACGGCTTCTATGGCTGATGTTGGCATGAGAATCGGCGGAACATCTGAGCAGCAGGTGGGCGAGGGCCGTGCTGATGCGCCGGTTGGCACGACGTTGGCCATGATTGAGCAAGCCACAAAGGTTATGAACTCGGTTCACAAGCGGATGCACGCTGCTCAGGCCGAAGAGTTTCAGATGTTGGCTCGGCTGTTCAAAGAAAATCCTGAAAGCTTCTGGCAGCGCAACAAGAAGCCGGCCAAGCCGTGGGATGAACAGACGTTCTTACGGGCTTTAGATAACTGCGACCTTGTGCCACAGGCAGATCCTAATACGTCAAGCCATGCCCAGCGTGTGATGAAAATCATGGCGCTGAAGCAATTACAGGC